AGAGTTTTTCTCGTATGTGTTTTTCAGTCCCTCAGTATTGGGTTTATTCTGAAAAGCTTTGTGATGAGAAAGTTTTGGAAGTGTTGAAAAAATTTTTTGTTGTATCCTGCTGAAGTAATCTTATCTTACCATAGATTGGTAAGGTTTCTAGATTATTAGCCTAGAGTATTAAAATTGTTATGAAATCAAATTATCTAAACCAATAGCTTGCAAAGTAGATTTATGTTTGGTATGCTTAAAGCATCTACACAAACAACAAAATGTTTTCTAAGTCAGAACTAAATCTTTTTAAGAATCCAAAAGGTATTACTCAAGAGTGGTTGGATCTATTTATCAGGTTTGAGGATCATAAAAGAGCTTGCAACGCTTACGGAATTGTGGGAGCTGGTGTTTACAGGACTCACAAATGAAGGGTTTTACTATCTACCTAGTAGCACAAATTGTATTTGGAGCTGCTCTATTCTTTACTCTCAGCGATAGCCTAGAGCGGATCACCTTGGCCCGCTGCGATCATCCGACCGCTGGCGTACCTCGTCACTATTGCCAATAGTCCCTTAATAATCTAAGCCGCTGCGCTGATACTCTCCCCCTTGCGCTCTCGCCTAGGGGGTGGGGTGGCAGATCCTAAAATTTTTTATCAGCGGCCTGGTACCCTAAATATATATTGGAAATCAAGATTTTTTCTTTTCTATATTAATTGAGAGTTCAGGGGCTTTAATGTTGATGACTTCTTCTGCTTCGCCTACTACTTTACCGAGGTCTGCTAGTAGAGTTTGGACAGTTTGGAGTTGACCTTTTCTCATAGCTTTTTCAATAGCACGTAGACGCATTGATTGAATCCGAGCGACCATATTTTCACGATCTTTAGACCAATCTTCATCATTCCATTGTTTAACTTGATCCCAGTCATTCCAGGCATGACGTTCAGTAATGCCATGAGTTTTAGCATGAGCGATGACCAAAGCTAGAGCAGGAAGACCTTCTGTTTGGCTGCGATAAAGTTGTTGCTGCCTTTTTAGGATGTTGTCTTTAATTTCATCATTACTACGTGCCACGATTACAAATCGAAGGGATTATGTTTAAAATAATAGGTTATGACAGTACAAAGCGCACAAAAAGGGCCGAATATTAATCTGCGATGGGCGCAGGGGGAGGTATTTAATTGCGATAAGAGGTTTAGGGTGTTGGTTGCTGGGAGAAGGTTTGGAAAGAGTTATTTAAGTTGTATTGAGTTATTAAAGGGAGCTATTGCGAAGCCAGGGGAAACATTTTTTTATTGTGCGCCTACATATCGGATGGCGAAGGATATTGCATGGAAAGCATTGAAGAAACTGGTTCCGAAGGTATGGATAGCGAGTAAAAATGAGACAGATTTGAGACTAGATCTTGTTAATGGGTCAAGTATTGAGTTAAAGGGAACAGAGAATGCGATGGCATTGAGGGGAAGAAGTTTATCGGGGGTTGTGTTAGATGAAGCTGCATTTATGGGATCGGAGGTCTGGTTTGAAGTAATTAGACCTGCATTAGCTGACAAACAGGGTTGGGCGTTATTTATTAGTACGCCTGATGGGACAGCGAGTTGGTTTTATGATTTGTGGTGTTATGTAGCGAGTGATCCTACAGAGGAGTGGAAGAGATGGAGTTTTACGACTATTGAGGGGGGTAATGTTCCGAAAGAAGAGGTTGAAGCAGCTAGAGCGCAATTAGATGAGAGAACATTTAAGCAAGAATTTGAAGCAAGTTTCGAGAATTTAACTGGATTAGTGGCTATAAGTTTTAGCGATGAGAATATTTCAGAAAAAGCGAAAGATATTAGTGTTTCGCCAATCCTTTTAGGTGTAGATTTTAACGTAGATCCAATGTCAGGAATATGTGCTGTTAAAGATGGGGAGAACTTGTATGTGTTTGACGAAGTCATGCTCACAGGTGGGGCAACCACATGGGACTTTGCAGAAGAAGTCGTTCGCAGATATGGGGTGGATCGAAGAGTAATAGCATGTCCTGACCCAACAGGAGGAGCGAGGAAAACTGCTGGCGTTGGTGCGACTGATCATAGTATTTTGAGAAGAAGTGGTTTTAATGTTTCAAGTCCGAAAGCACCGTGGAAGATAAGAGATAAGATTACGGCTGTTAATACGGCTTTATTAGATGCGAGTGGTAGTAGGAGGACGTTTATTCACCCAAGATGTAAGCAGTTAATTAAGTCTTTAAGGACGTTGACTTATGCACCGAATACAGGATTACCTAATAAAAACCTTGGTGTTGATCACGCTTTTGACGCTTTCGGTTATTTATGTTTACAACAGTTTAATTTGGCAAAACCTGAGACTTTAGGGCAGACTGGGTACAGAATTTACTAAAAGGATGAAAAAATCTGCTGGGACGAAGAGATGTGAAGGATATTTAGCTAAAGTAAAGGGGAACAAGAAGTCAAAAAAGGCTTCTACTAAAAAATCCAAGAAAAAGTAATCATGGAATTAACTGAAGAGCAACTGGACATTGTTGAAAAGGTAAAGGGAAAAAGGATTCCTGGTTTATGGGATGTCCGTTGTCAACAATATCTGGATAATAAATCCAAAACTTCTAGCAAAAAGGCTGAAAAAGTAGACAGTACAAGTTAGACTATCAGCAATAGTCTATTTTTATTTTAGATCATGGCTTTCTATCGTGGCGAAGAAGGCTCCGTTAAGTTCAAAAATGGCACTGGAACAGTTGCTGCTGTTGCATCCACACGGAGTTGGAATTTTTCTATAACAAAGGATGTTTTAGAAACAACTGCACATGGAGCTACGACTAGAGCGTATGTTGGTAGTTTTATTGACGGTAGTGGATCTGTTGAATTGCTTTATACAGGAACTACTGGTGATGAGACACAAGAATTTTTGAAAGATGTTTTAGTAGCACAAGATGCTGCTGACGCACAATTCGAGTTGTATTTATCAACTTCAGGCTCTAAAAAGCTTGCATTTAACGGTCTTGTAACAGGAGCAGAATTTTCAACTTCTGTTGGTGATTTACAAGTTGTTAACATCAGTTTCCAAATGAATGGCGCACTAACATCTGACGCTATTTAAGGGGGATAAACAATAAGGGGGTAATTTTGTGACGTACTCTGTCCCTGGCCCAATTCGTACTAGTATTGTCAGCTCTACCAGTGTTGGTGGAGTTGATAGTCCCTTCACGAGGACTAGAGCAGTATTAGATATGATCAAGGGTTGGGAGATAATGAAGGCAGTAAGTAGCGGAACAGATTATTTACGAGAAAACTGTCAAGCTTTTCTTCCTACCGAGCCACGAGAGGACTATGAAGCTTATTTATCTAGAGTAAATCGAGCAGTTTTTTCCCCTTATACGCAGCGATTAATTAGAGCAGCGACAGGTTTAATTTTAAGGAAACCTATTTCTATAACAGGTGATCCATATTGGACAGATATTTTTGCTAAAGACGTTGATGGATGTGGATCAGACTTAGATGAATACGCAAGAAGACTGCTTATCTGTTCATTAACGTATGGTCATAGTCATGTTTTGGTTGATTTCCCTGCACCAACAGGGGCATTAAGTCTGGCAGAAGAAAGAGCGCAAAATAGAAGGCCATATTGGATAGAAATCGATCCAACTAACATTTATGGTTGGAGATTAGATAGAGAAGTTAATTACGGCAAGTTGATACAGGTAAGAATTGCTGAAAAAGCTGTTGTTCCTGCTGGAGAATTTGGAGAGCAAGTATTTGAGCAAGTCAGGGTGATTGAGCCAGGAAGTTATAGTGTTTATCGTAAAAAAGAGCCAGAAAAAGACTTACATTGGCAAGATAATAGCTATGCAGGTAATTTTGATCCTCCAGAGGGTGAAAAAGACTATGAAATTGTCGAATCTGGTGAATTTTCATTAGGTGAAATACCTTTAACGACTATTTATGCAGGAAAAACCGATACTTTGACGAGTAAACCACCGTTATTAGATATTGCCCATTTAAATTTGTCACATTTTCAGAGGCAAGCTGATTTAATTCATAGTTTGCATGTGGCTTCACAGCCTTTATTAGTAATGGAAGGATGGGATGACCAAACGAAAGACATGGCAATCAGCGTCAACTACGCAATGGCAACCCAACCAGGCAATAAAATTTATTATGTCGAACCAGCAGCGAGTGCATTTGAAGCGCAAGCGGCTGAGATCGAAGAATTACAACTCCAAATGGCAACGCTTGGTATTAGCACACTTTCGCAGCAAAAATTTGTTGCAGAATCTGCGGATGCGAGAAGACTTGACCGAGTGGATACTAACTCCATGTTATCGATGGTTTCGCTGGAATTAGAGCAGAAGATCCAGAAATCGTTCAATTTATCGGCTGAATATGTAGGATTAGAGCCACCCGAAATTAAAATTAGTCGTGATTTCGATATTGATAGGTTAATTGGACAAGATGTCACAGCATTAACTTCTTTATTTGATCAAAAAGTAATAGATAGGGATGAATTTAGACAAATACTGGTACAAGGAGAGGTATTACCCACTGCATCCGAGACTGAAAGTAATTAATACACTACAATATTAGTTAAGTATCTTTTCTTTTACGATGCCTTCCATCAAGATGGATAACGGTGTAAATGCCGAAGATTTGGAAGCTGCAATAGCGGCTGAAAATGGAACTGCTGCACCTGCTCCTGTTGTTAAAGAAGCTCCAGCCCCAAAAGCAAAAGCTTCAAAAACTGAATCTAAACTTTCTGAATAAACATGGTTGAAGAACAAGTCATCCAGCCTGAGTCTGTGACTCCTGCTGAACAGCCCGTGGCTGAGACTCCAGCTCCACAAGCACCCAACCTTGACAGTGTTAAGGCTGAATATGAAAGTAAAATTTCTGCTTTGGAGGCAAAAATCGCTGAAGAAGGCGAAAAGTTCAAAGGCATCAAAACTAAATTAGATGATGTCTATAAGAAACAAGACGATCAAAGGAAGCAAAAGCTCGAAGATCAAGGGCAATGGAAAGACCTATGGGAAGAAGCCAACAAAACAGCCCAAACAAAAGACCAAGAAATAGTTACTTTAAGGGAGGAATTAAAGAGTTTAAAGTCTTCTAATGAGACTGCAAACATTAAGACTTCGGCACTTTCAGCTATCAGTAATTCTGGTGCTGTAAATGCAGAGCAAATGTTATCGTTGCTTCAAGATAGGCTTAAAAGGAACGATAGCGGTGATGTTGTTGTACTTAATGGAGGTGTTGAACAGGATTTAGGAACTTACATAGGGAACCTAAAAAATCCTGGTAGTGGATGGGAACATCACTTCAAACCTAGCTCTGCGGCAGGGATGGGTGCTAAACCTTCTCCTACATCAAATGTCTCACCAGGTATGCCTAATCCCTGGAAAGAAGGTAATATAAACATAACTAGGCAAATGACCCTAGAATCTTCTGAGCCAGAACTTGCAGCAGTGCTGAAGAAGGAAGCTCAATCTGGTTAGCTCTGTGAGTTAACTGCCGAGTCTGTGACTTGGACTTCGTTAAATAATCCCCATTAATTGAAATGGCTGCTCCGTTTCAAAATTATTCTGGCGGTGTCCTTCTTGCGGACATCGTAAAAAGAAATAATCTGTCTCGCTATGTAAGTGAGGCAATTAAAGAGCGTAGTCTCTTTGTTAAAAGTGGTGCTGTTGTACGCAACTCTTTCTTAGATTCAAAAGAAGGTGGTACACGCATCCAAGTTCCTGAGTTTAACCCAATCGCACCAACTGAAGAGGTGATGACTGGGGCAGCTAACTGGGGAACATCAACTGCTGGATATTTAACTCCACAGAAGATCACCACAGACACACAGATTGCATCAATTTGCCACAGAGGTTTTGCCTATGCGGTTGATGACATTGCAACATTGGCTGCTGGTGAAGATCCAATGCTTCATATCCGCAACCAGCTTGCAGATGCAATCAATAAGCTAAATAGCCAAAGATTGTTCTATCAGTTACACGGTTTATTTGGTACAGCTCTAACAACTAATAAGTTAGACCTTGCTAAAGCTGCTGCTTCTGGTGCTGCTGAAGCTAACTATTTGACAGGTTCAAATGTAGCTCAAGCTCGTGCATTACTTGGAGAGCGTGGTGATGAGTTAGATACTCTAATTGTTCACCCTAATGTTGGTTTCTATCTCTATCAGGTAGGACTATTAACATTCTCTACTTCTGCTTTAACTTCTGGTGGAGCTATCACCTGGGGTGGTGGTGGTGCAGGTGTAAATGCTAATAGCATTGGCACATTTGCTGGCTTGAATGTGATCATGGATTCTCAGGTGAACGCTGTTCAGCCTGGTTCTTCTGGTCATATCAAGGAGTACTACTGCTACTTGGTTAAGTCTGGAACAATCCTTGAAGGTGTTCAGCAAGATCTACGCATTGAAGCAGATCGCAACATCTTATCTAAGCAGGATGTTCTATCAGTTGACTACCACACTGCATATCACGTAATGGGTACTAAGTGGGGTAACGCTGCTGACAACCCAACAAACAGTGTTCTTGGTAATAAGGACAACTGGAGTGCTACTTACGATGTTGATCTGATCCCTATGGTTCAGTTAACAGTTAACACTCCATTGGATACATCAACTCTTTGATTTATAATTAAATCACTAGGGAATGGAATAAACCCTCATCATTTATTTGGTGGGGGTTTTTTATGACGCTACAATATAGAGGAAATGTATTTTAAGGATTGTGGCTGCAACTATCGTTGCCACGTTGAAGTCAGCAACAGCTAATAGCTATGTGACTTTAGCTGAAGCAAACACCTATTTTGAAACTATTCCAGATTCAACGACCTGGGATGATAAAACTGATGATCAAAAAAACAGAGCATTAATATCTGCCACCAGATGGATTGATGGTTTAAATTTTTATGGTGATCGTTGTGATGATGGACAAGCTTTAAAATGGCCTAGAAATAATTATCACGTTGATAATGTTGAGCTTGTTTGTACTGCAATTCCAAATGGAATCAAGTATGCACAATATGAATTAGCTAAAGCATTAGCAAATGAAACTGATGCAATCACTGGCAACAAAGGAACTGATGGTAATTATGAACGAGTAAAAATAGGAGATATGGACGTAAAATACAATACGAGCAGTCAAGGTGTTGGAACGATTAATAATGTATTTGATGTTTATCCTTGGCTACAAAATTATTTAGGTGCGTATTGTCTTGGTGGTTCTGGTGGCTATCCAGTTCGAGTTGTTAGAGGTTAATCATGGCAGGATCATTAGACACATCATTAAGAGCAGCGGCAAAGCAAGCGATTGCTGATCTTGGTTCAGCCCTTAATTCAACAATTACTTATACAAGGAAAGTAGCTGGTACTTATAACACTGCTACTGGTGCTTTATCTACAACAGATACAACTTATGCAAACATAAAGGTTCCAATTGAATTTATTAAATCAGAGGAGGATGATGGAAGAGAATTAAGACAAGCAAAGTTAAGCATAACGCCCGATTTAATAGGAGATAATCAACCTACGTTTCAAGATGAAGTGATATTAAGTTATGCAGGAGCGAATCAAACAGCTCAAATTGTTGAAATAACGACCACAAATTACTTATTTACGTTGGTCGTGAGGTTCTAATGGCTAGGAGAAGCGCAAAACGCAGAAGAATGCCGACAGAAATGAAGGCAAAGGCTTTTGCAAAGATGATTGAAGATGATTTAACTGATGAAATAGAAATTCAATTAAATAGTTTTGTTCGTTCTGTTGTTAGTGATTTAACAAGTGATGGGCAAAAAAGAGGTGTAAGTCCTGTGTTAACTGGATTCTTTGCTTCTAGCTGGAAGGCAGGTTTAAATAGACCTGCAAGGAATGATGAACGAAAGAATTTTCCTAAATGGGCAAAAATTAAAACACAAGGAAATAAACTTGTGTCTGGCTTTAAGCCTGTAATAGAACAAAGACATCCTGTTCCTAACAATTTTAAAATAAATAAATCTGTTTTTATTGGAAATACAGCTAAATATGCTCCTCAAGCTCTTGTTTCTCCTAAATCACAAATTTTTTCATATCTTTTAGGAGGATCTGGAACTTTTAAAGAAGGATTAAGTCAGAAAATTGATAGAATCTTTACTGATAAACGTGCTGACATTAGAGTTGGTGGAGATGTTGATGATGCAGGTCGTACCAGCTTCTTGAAATTATGACACTTGTTACTGCCAGAGCTGCTTTTGAAAAGGCTGTTACTGATGCTGTTGCCGCTGCTGATGCAACAGTCAATATGATTTACGAAAATATTCCTTATACAAAGCCAGGCAAAACTAAAAAATATGTGGTGATGGGGGTTAATTTTGGTCAATCAACAATTCAAAATCAAGGTGCTTCAAGTGATTATTACACTGGATTTATTCAATGTAGTGTTTATGTTCCCAAGAATAAAGGAACATCTGTTTTAGCAGCAATTAGCGAATCTGTTATAGATGGTTTGACTTCTGTTAATGCTGCAAATTATACGGATACATTTAACTGTAACCCCAGAACAAATGATGTTGTTGGCCCTGCTGGAGTAAATGATGAGCAAGAATCACATTATTTAGGTGTGATTACCTGTCAATTTTCCGCAAACGCTTAAATTTGAGTTACTATACTAATAATGTATAAATTCTTCTATGAGAGCCGTTGAGCTTTTAAGCAACAAGTTTGGTGTAAGCCAGTTATACCAACATGATGTAAAGAAAGATGGCGAAGTTGTTCTATCTGTCTTTTGGCATCCGTTAACGATTGCAGAAAGAGAAACTATTCAAAAAAAGACAGGATCAGAAGATGCTAATGATTTTGCATTATCTTTAATGCTTCAAAAAGCATTATCTAAAGATGGTAAAAGACTTTTTGCTGATGGAGACAAAGCAACTCTTCGCAGAGAAGTTGAAGCATCTATTCTTCAAGAAATTCAATTAGCCATGCTTGAATCTGGTGCAGATAAGGAGGTAGAAGAAGCGGAAGCTGATTTGAAAAGCTAATGGTGACTGGATGTTTATGTTTTCCCTAGCCAAAGAGTTAGGGACAACAGTTATGCAATTATCGCAAGTTTTGACAAGGGAAGAGATGATTGGTTGGGCTGCTTATTTCAAGATTCAAAGTGACGAAATGGAAAGAGACAGAGATGCTGTTCAACGAAGTAGTGCTAGTAGAACTCAAACAAGGTAAGATAGGAAATATTGTTTGGTACGAGAGGAGTGGCTGAAGCTTATACCAAGTTAATAGAATTTAAGGTAAAAGATAATGCAATTAAAGCTGCCACTGTTCGTCTGTTTAGAAGTTTAGAAAGAATAGAAAAAAAGTTAGATGAGATAGGAGGAAAAGGAGGAAGAGGTTTTGACAAAGTTGCTAAAGGAGCAGATAAGGCATCAGCTAGTTTTAAACAATTACAAAAAACAACTAACACTCTTGCGTCTGCTTCAAATGCAACAAGAAAGACAATTGTTGCAACGACAGCAGGTCTTTGGTTAGCAAATAAAGCTACAACGGCTTTGGATTCTTCTATGAGAGGAGTCACAGTTGCAGGATTAAAACCTTTTGCTGCTGCTGCTAATGCAACAACAGGGAAAATATTAGCTTTAAAAGCAGGGGTTGTAGGACTTGCTGCTGCTCATCCAATCTTAACTGGTGCTATTGCCGCTGGAGTTGGTGCTTATACATTGTTTGGCTCTAAAACAGGAGATGTAATTAAGAAGTTAAAAGGAATTACACAAGGTTTATACAACGCTGAAGCTGCTGTTCGTAAATTTGTTTCGCAGATTAAAACTTCTAAAACAGCAGGATCAGAGTTAACAATATTTGATCGAATACAGTCTGCTAAAGGTGGTGGTCTTGTTGGTCTTAAAAAATTATTAGATCAAGTTACAGCAGCTCAATCAAAATTAATTTCAACAAATTTAGGATACGTATCTTCGTCTGAAAAAGTCCGAGCAGTAGAAAAAGCTTTAAATGCCGAGTTGATGGCAAGGAAGAGAATAATGGATCAAATAATAACGAATGAACGAGCAAGGACTCCTACTTCTACGCTAACAGCAGCAGCAGGAGAAGCAGGTGGTTTAGAAGGATTAAGGCAATTATTATCAGAAGCACAAGGCATCCAAGACAGGATGTTAACTACGAATGAAAATTATAAAGTTGCGTCAGCAAGAGTAAGAAATATTCAGAAAGCTATTAATGCTGAACTAGAAAGAAGAGACAAGATAATGGGTAAGGTTAATGCGAAAGAGCAAAAATCTGTAAGTTTAGGTGAGCGACTTAGAGGAATAGCAGGAAATCTTGGAGGAAAAGCAGTTCAAGCAGCAAGACCTGGAAGGGAGATGGAAAGAAGAGGTTTGATAGCAGGAGGAGTAGGCGGATTAGCAGGATTAGGAATGGCTTCTAATACTGCTGTAGGAGGAGCATTAGGAACATTAGGTTCTAAAACGATGGGTTTTGCAGGGATGACGGCAGGTGCTGGAGCAAAAATAGGTATCCCAGGAATGGGGCTGGCTGCTAAAGGGATAGCTGATACAAAAGTTGCAATGGCAGGTCTTGTTGCAGCAGCTAAAGGAGTAGCGGCTGTAAATGTAATGAATCCTGCGTTTGTTGCTGCGTTGGGTGCTGCGTGGGTGATTTTTGGAGAGAAAGGATTAAGGGGTGCAATTGAGAAATTGATGAAGACAGAAAGAGCAGTTAAGAAGACAACAGCAGGAATGTTTAATTTTGGTGTAAGTACTAAAGCTGCTAATGGCCTTTTAAAAATTACAAATGGGTTATTTAAATCTCAAGAACAGCAATTAAAACTTAATACCAAGGCTATTAAGGTTCTTGGTCATTCGGCTGAAGAAACAACGAAAAAATTAGCTGCTACTGGGAAAAACAAAGGAAGTCTTGTTCAAAACATTGGAGTAAGTAGAGCAAGTAGAGCAGGAAGTGGTTTTGCTGAATGGTCACAAAGATTAGGGGGAACAGGAACTGCTTCAGCCAGAGATGTAATGATTAAATCTCTAGAAAGAAAAAATAGACGTTTAGTTCAATTAGGCCAAGAAAGATTAAAAGGCGACAGGTTAATAAATAAAGAGATGAGAAATCAAGAGAAAAATGCAGTCTCTTTT